CCCATAGTTCCAGCCCATCGTCAGCGCCGCCGCTCGCGTGGTGCAGCGCCATGCCGACCATCAACCATGCGTCGTATTCCTCCGGGTTGATATGCGCCAGCGCATCCGTGACGCGCGGCAGATCGCGCTGGAAGTCTTGGCTAGTGCCGAGTCGCGGCGGCAGTTTCGCGGCCACCTCCGACGGCAACTCCAAGTCCATGCGCCGCTCGTCGATCAACCCAGCGGGCAGCGTGGCAATGTCAGCCAGCGGGCCAGACTGCCCAAAGTGCAACGGCCACCAAATGACGTAGCCGCCTTCCGCTCGAATGTCCAGCCCGCCCCGACGCACCTTGCCGAGCGTCACGCTGGCCCCGCCTCGAATCTTCACCCCTACTGGCGTCTGGAAAAGGTAATGCCGCCCGCCGCTTCCGCCGCCGGTTTGATGCACCCGCGTGGCGGTGAGGATCGACTGGTTTTCGGACAGCCAGTCTTGCGCCTGGTCGTCGGCTACCCGCGCGTCGAAGTCGAGCACGGCTAGGTTGGTACGCGATCCGGTCGGCACGCCCACGAGCGCGTCGGGGTAGTTGCCCCACCATCGCCGAATCATCGCCTCATCTTGGCTCGCATCCTTGAACCCGTTACGAGTCAACGGAGACTTGGCCTTTTGAATGCGCCCGGTGGTGTCCTTCTCATCACGCCGTCGACACGGAAATACCGGGTAACGCTTGGCGAGGTCGAGTACCTTTTCGACGGGCACGATTGCAGTGAGTTCGGGTTGTGTCATGGGTAGATATCCGGCCTAAGCGCCTTTCGTGAAACACCGCTCGCAGCCTCAAGCGCAAGCACTCTAAGCGGCGGGACGCGGCCTGTTTTGATCCAGTATTGCACCGCCTGCTGTGTAACACCAAGTTTACGAGCGGCGGCAGTCTGTCCGCCTAACTTGTCCACAGCACGGACAAGGGCGACGGTTTGGGTGGCTTGCTTCTTCATGGCACAAAGGTAGTTTGTTCGCCTAGTGGATGTCAAGCATGGCGGGTAACAAAAAGTGCTTGTGTTATGTTTTAGCCTTCTGTACAGTCTCTCACATGGACGGCACGTCGCCGGGCCAGAAGCGATAAGAAGGAGTCAGAAAATGCAAGTTCAAATCATCGAATCGAAGCAAGTTGATTACGCCACCATCGGCCTCCACGTATATGCCACGATGAAATGCGGCAAACACTCGATGTCTGTATCGATCGGCAAGTACAGCATCACTGCTGTGATGCACAACGCATCAAACCGTGCGTTCAAGCAACTTGGCAAAACATACCGCAACTTTGACGAAGCCTTGAGCAACTATAAGTCTTCGGAGGCTCGCGCCATGATCGAAGCCGCGCGCAACCTTTTGAACACCGCAGAGGTGGCGGCATGAACCGCCCCTCCCTCTGGCCGCAAGCAATCGCCATCCTTTTTTTGTGCCTCGCCGCCTGCGCCATCGAGCCATGCGACGGGCATTCGTGTGATGAAGAAGTAACCATTAAGGAGTTTAAGTAAATGAGCATTTTTGTTAGCGCAACAAGCGGCGGCAACTATCCCGAGCGCAAGCCCATCGAAGCCGGGGCCTACGCCGCCATCTGCGATATGGTCGTCGATCTCGGGGTACAGCCCTCACCTGGCGGACAGTACGCGCCCAAGCGCACTTTGCTGCTGCGGTTTCAGATCCCGAGCGAGCGCGTGGAGTTCACCAAAGACGGCGAGACCCGCAGCCTGCCCGCCGTTATCAGCCGCACGGTCGGCCTGTCTCTTAATGAGAAGGCCACGCTCCGCCAGTTGCTGCAATCGTGGCGTGGTCGTGCATTCACGTTGGAGGAGTTGAAGAAGTTTGATCTGACCGCCGTCCTCGGCAAGCCTGCATTCATCAACGTGACGCACAGCACGAAGGGTGACAAGACCTACGCCAACCTCACGTCGATCATGCCCCTGCCCAAAGGCATGGCCGCGCCAGCAATTGAGGGTGAGGCGTTGTGGTTCAGCACGGACACTCCCGATCCGGACGTGTTCGACAAACTTCCGGCGTGGGTGCAGGACAAGATCGCCGCGCGCATCATCGACAAGCCGAAAGCCGCAGCGCCTGCTCCAGCCGCTTCGGATGCGTTCGTTGACGATGAGGTGGCCTTCTGATGGCTACCGCGCGATATGGATATAAGATGGCCGACGGCACGAAGGTGCCGTCCGTCACTACCATTCTAAAGATTAAAGACCCCGGCGCGCTGATCAACTGGGCTTACAAGACAGGCCGCGCGCACGGCAACCTCGAAGGCAAGGGCCAGTTCGCACCGGCTAATCTTTACGAAGGCAACGATGCCTTGCAGATTGGGACGTGCGTCCACGAAATGTGCGAGGTGTTCGTAAAAGGTGGCGATCCGACCGCGCATCTTGATGGCGTGATGGAGAAAGCCGAGACGCTGGACAAGGCAGCATTCCGCGCGCAAGTCGTCAGCGCATATAGCGCCTTTGAGTTTTGGTGCAAGGGCACCCAATTGGAAATCCTCGAGTGCGAGGTGCCGGTACTGTCAGAGACGCACCGCTACGGCGGAACGCTCGACTTCATCGGGCGGCTAAATGGGCGCTTGGTGCTCGGCGACTTCAAGACCAGCGGCGGAGTCTATCCGGAATATTTGATCCAGTTGGTCGCGTATGCAAAGGCATACGAGGAATGCAAGGGCTTGAAGATCGACGGCGGATACCATCTGCTGCGCTTCTCAAAAGAGAATGGCGACTTCGGGCACCATTTCTATCCGTCGCTCGATGATGATGCGTGGCCTGCGTTCTTGCATCTGCGGGCGCTGCATGATTTGAACGAGCGTCTTAAAAAGAGGGCTGCATAATGGGCGAGCCAATGTACACCGACGACGAACTGTTCCAAGACTTGATGCACGACCCGGTGGACTCACCACGCCACTACCAGTTGCGAATCGGCGGCGTGGACGCGGAAATGATCGACGTGATCCGTTCGATCCTCGGGCAGCGTGGCGCGCTGGCTTACTGTCACGGCTCGGCGCTCAAGTACCTGGGCCGCGCGGGCAAGAAAGACGGCGCACCGACGGCGCAAGACCTTCGCAAAGCCGCGTGGTTTTGTACATTTGCGGCGCACATCGCAGAAGATTTAGAGGGCGAGGACAAATGATTAACCAATCCTCGCAGGAAGCCCTGCACGCAATTGCCGATCTGCTCGGCACAAGACCGAGCGCCGCAATGGTCGTGGCCGCACTCGAGGCGGCATACTCGCTCGGCCGATGCGACCAGGTGCTTGAGGCCACCAAGGTGGTGCAGCATGAACTGGCTTCTTGACATCATCCGCAGGGTGCGGCGGTCACGTTGTGAGGACTGGCGGCACGTACCGCCGCCGAATTGGGCCTGCTCACGCAAACGTGCCGGAGGGCTTTACTGGTGAAGGTAGAAATCTGTCCAGAGAGCGCGGCCGAAATTACTAGGGCTGAATTGCGGTTGACGCTGCAACTGTTCAAGAAGGATTTACGCCAGCGGAAAGCGGGCAAGGGATCGCCTGTGTTCACGCACGACAAGGCGGAAGACATCGAGCAGATTAAGCGGCACGTGGAGGCTACGGAAATGCTCTTGCGGTACTACGGAGGTTGATATGCCAGTCGGAGGAATGCCGCCGCCATCTTTGCGGCAATTGCTTTTCGTGTTGTTGTTGCTGGCCGGTGTCGTCTGCATACCGCTGGCGGTGCTTGGCTGGCTGATTGTGACAGTCGTGGAGTTGCTGCGATGAAACTCTATGACGTACCACGAGACTCGCGCATCCAATTGTCTGACGGAACGGAACTGAACTTTAAACGCATCGACGGCATGTACTCGCTGTGCATGACCGATGACAACGAGCCGGTGCATGTGGCCGCGTGGACTGAGGTGGCGGTGATGAAGAAGGAGGCACCGCAATGAGTGACCTAAACTTTGAAGGACTATCAGACAAGCAATTGCGGCTCTTTGCAATCCGTTGTGCAAGGCGTGTGCAGCACCTTATGACTGATCCACGATCTATTGCAGAATTGGATGTTGCAGAGCGTTACGCGAATGGCGAGGCGACGGATGACGAGTTGTCTGCGGCGAGGGATGCAGCGAGTGCTGCAGCGAGGGCTGCGGCGTGGGATGCGAGTGATGCGGCGTGGGATGCTGAACGCGCTGAACAACAAAAGATTTTGGATGAGATTCGACAGGAGCAACCGCGATGAGTGAATTACAGATAGGCGACATTGTGCAGATTGACCCGTCGATGGATGGATTTGGCGGGTGTTTGGCAGTGGTGAATGAAGTCAAGAACAGCGGTCGAGTAATGGCCTATGTTCAAAACGCAGGTCAGCCGGGTCAGGCGTACATCATCTTGAGCAAGGGCAGATACGAACCGACAGGTGGCCGTGCTGTATGGGCGGTGTCATGACCCGCGACGACATCATCCACATGGCGCGAGAGAGCCAACGTGAACGTTTTAGTGATGGTGGCTATTGGTTTAGCATGGAAGTTAGAGACCTTGCAGTCTTCGCCGCCCTCGTTGCCGCAGCAGAGCGCGAGGCGTGTGCGAAGGTGTGTGATGGGTGGATGCATGCCAATGGAAATGATTGTGCCGCCGCGATTCGGGCGAGGGGGGAGGCATGAAAGACGAATGGGATTTGGAAGTCGAGCGTATGCCGTGGCGCTTCAATCCGCCGAAGCCAGACTTACGCGCGGCGCTCTTGCAGTTACGCTCATTAGGATTTAACGCAGAGGCCGACTTGATCGCGGGCGAGGTGCTCGGCGTGCAGAAAGCAAGGGCCAAAGAGGCCGAAGCGTACATTCTGCTCTCGGCTGCGTGGCCTGCGTTGGTGCGTGCTGGCCGCACGGAATTGGCCGATCAGATTTCGCAGTTTCTCGCCGACTAGCGCCGGACGTGGTAGGGGCTGGCCTTTTTGAAATGGTCGGCATTGCACTGCACGGCTTGATCTATAGGCCGCGCGATCTCTGGATGCGCGCAGTGAAACTTCGAGTTGCGATACACAAAGAAGGCGCAATTCTGGCAGAGTTCTGGTTCGGCCCACGACAACTCTGTTATCAGTTCACGATCTAGCACCCGCATGGCTACACCGGAGCGCCTCGGAACCACGCCTTGCCATTGTCTACAGCGACGATCTCCGGCTCGAGCAGTCGCCCTTCGCGGTACGTCAGCACCACGAAGCCAGACGCCCAATTCAGCGGCCCGGCTTCTACGTAGGTGAACTGCGGGCCTTTCGGCTCGGCCATCGTGCCGCAGTCCACGCCGAAGCGTCGGCCGCGATAGTCAGCCCACGGGGTGTATTGCAACTTGTGAAGGTGGCCGTGGACGTAATGCGTACCCGCGCGAAGGGCAGAGTTATAGGCCGCGTGTATTCCACCGCCCACCGGCCGATGTCTAATGACCGTCCACGCATACTGCTCGGCGTTAAGGTGGATAGCCCATCCCGCGCGCCAGCGTGGCAGATAGTCGATCAGCGTTGATCCTGGCATCTCCTCGAGTTCGGGCACGTTGCTAGATAGGTAGTTCTCGAAGCGCGCATCGTGGTTGCCGATGGTGCGTAGCAACTGCGCTTTGCTCGCCGCGCGCTCAATCTCAGCGCACCGATCCTGCACCGCGTGCAGTTCGTCCTTCAGTTCGGGTTGCTTTTCCCACATGATGCGCGAGTGCCGACTGATCCGCGCGCCGTCCAGAATATCGCCGTTCAGCACGACGATATCGGGCTTTAGCGTCTTCGCCAGTTTGCAGAATGCCTCATGCGCTGGCGTAACCACGCCCGGCCAGTAGTGGCAATCGCTCGCAATCATCACTACGCCGTCGTGCAGTTCAAGGTGCATTTCGGATTCGTAGCGCCGCGCGCGCTGCTCTGCGAGCCGGTTGGCGGCTTGGCCTGCCTCGGCCTTGATGCCGGTTGTGCAAGTCGGAGGCACCTTGCTCGGCAATGCTATGCCGTGGCGCGCCTCAAGCGAGCGCCTGCGCTGGTGGACACTTCGCACCGGCAGAGACAGTGCGTCGGCTACTTTGCGGGGTGACCCGTAACGCATCCATGCGTCGATGAATTCCTCGTCGGTGAAACGCTTAGGCATTTATTCCTCGAAGGTTGTGAGGGACTGCTGGAGCAGATGGCCTAGTTGATCGACGAACTGCTCGTCCCTAGACAGCGGGTGCGCCATCATGTCGAGCATGGCGTGCGTCCACTCGTGGCAGAAGGTTTGCTGTAGGGATGTCATTGGCTGACCGCCGAGGATTTCGATTCGTAGGCGATCCGGTATCCAGATGCCGACGCAATCCTTGTGCTTCCACCGGCTGCGCGGGATGACTCGCACCGTGATGTTGTGCCCTAGAAGTTTAAAACTTTTAGGGATGCCGGTTTTCATTTTTCGTCCTTATTGACTCAAGAACATTGACCGCTCATCGTTCCGTCGCTTGACCAACCCAGGCAACACCTTGCCCGCTGCTTTTGTCCACATGAGAAACGCATCGGCCGCGCCCTCTATGTCGCCTCGGTTGTAGCGCATACGAATGCTGCTGCGCTGTAGGTTGCCCAATCCAACGTTAAAAGCAAAACTTACCAGAGCGTCGAATTGGCCTTGATTACCAAGAGCAGCAGGGCAAAGTCGGGCCACGCCACGCTCAAACCGCGCAAGGTCTTGAGCCAAGATAGCGTCCACCTCGTCCATCGTGAGTGTGCGATCCCAGCCTGCGGGTATCTGTAGACTGCGCCGCTCTTCATACTTCACCGCTGCGTGTGATGGGTCAATAACGTGGCCGACGCCGACAGTCCAGAGCAGCGCCGGGCACCGATAAGGGCGTGTGCGGACGCCCTCATGGTGCTTGACCATCTTGATGGCTGCAGCCGACGCTTTCATTTCTTAAATGCTTGTGTCCCAAACCAAAAGGCAATAATGCTCGAGAGAATCAGCATCTCGTCATCGCTGAATACGTTGTCCATTGCGACCGCAAACGGAATGCCCGTCGTGTAGGCGTACCATACACCGGCCACGTTCAGAGCGACCAACTCCAGCACAAAGATGTACGTCACAACCGGGCGCACGCTTGCGCGAAGGTTAATCATCCACTGACTCGCACCCTTGCCGATTTCGATGTCGTGCTGGTACAGGGCTTGACGCTCTTCGCCAGCGGTCTCGGTCTGGATTTGCTCAAGTTTGATTTCCTCAACCCGCGCCTGTGCAATCAACCCGCGCTCAGCCAGCGCCAACTCGCGCTCCTTTTGCGCTGCGACCAAAGCAAGTTCGTGCTTCTTGTCTTGCTTGTCCTGCATCATCCCGAGGATTTTGGGCAGACCGCCCGCAAGGAATGAAAGAAAGGTGCTAATCATTGTCATCATTTGTTGCGCTCCTCCATCAACTTGACGCGCACCTGAAGGTCGTGGATGTCCTCCATGATGTCATCCTTCATGTCCTGCCTACGGGCTGCGCTAACCGGGCTGTCTGTCGGCACGCCCTCTGATGTAATGAGCGCGGGCATCTTCGACTCAATCGAAAGCAGACGATTATTGAACGATGCAATCTCAGTGAGCAGCCAACCCACTGCGGCCAGCAGTACCGGAAAGAGCATATCGATCACTTTTTGCATATTCACTTGTCGGCCTTTTTATTTATCAGATCCCAGGCGGATTTCATCTTGTCTTCAAGAACCGCCACCCGTAGGTCAAGTTTTGATAAGACAATAATCAGCGTGATGAGTGCAAGAATGACGGGCCACGCTCTAGTAAACATCTCGAATATGTCCATAGTGCCCCCTACTTTTTACTGTTTGCAATCTTCTCTTTGATAGTCAGAGAATGAGAGATGATTGCAAACAATCCGACGATAATGGCCGTAACGCCAGCAATAAAAGTAACGATCTCATTCGCGCTTGAAAACCAACTGGTGCCCGCTGCTGCAATCGAAACGCCTGCGGCAATATCCGCGCCTCTGTTCGTGTTCATCATGGCGGCACTCCCCCTCCACCCAGTCTCGTAATCGTTACCGGCACGTCCGCCGTTGCGGTCAGCGGTGTGCCACCTGTCGAATCTGTAACCGTGCAGCGGTAGATACCCGAGACAAACTCATCTTCGTTAAGCGTGGCGCTGAATGTCGTGGTTGCCGCGCTGGCGCTTGTGATCGTAAAACTGTCGCCAGAGACAAACGTCCAGGCGTAGGTGTACGGGGCCGTTCCACCCGAGGGCGTCACAGTTGTAGATGCCGTTGTCAGCGTTGCGGCTGTGCCGGTCTTGCTCAATGTGCTGGGCGAGGCGCTCGCGGTCATTGCAATGCGCGTGATCTCTACCGAGACGATTGCGGTTTTCGTGGCTGCTACCGCATCGGTCACCGTGCAAGTAAATACGGCGCTATAGGTCGAGCCGCTCGCAAGGCTTGAGCCGGTAAAGGTGGTCGTGGCAGAGGAAGCAGAGTCCGCCGCAATTGATGTCGAGCCGCTAGTGCGAACCCATGAGTAGGTATAGCCTGGCGTGCCCCCCGCAGCCGTGACAGTCACAGAGGCCGTGGTAATCGACGTGCCGGTGTCTGTCTTGCTGACAGACGATGGGGCGACGGTAGCGGTCAGCGAGCCGGGGAGAGAGTCGGCCGCAGCGGCTACGCCATTGGTTGCTGGCTCGGTGGTTGAGGTGTTGCCAGCGTCCGTCCGCACGCGCACCCAGTAGTACCGGGTCGTTGTGTCGTTCTTCGGGATGAACACCGACGTTGCCACGCCCGACCAAATGCGGACAGCCGATGAGAATGGCGTAATCGAGGTGTGCTCGTAGACTTCATAAACCGAGCCGGTAGGCAGTACAGCCGGGGCCGTCCACGAAAGGTTAAACCCGCTCGCTAGATTCTTGGCCGTGAGGCCAGAGGGCGGGGCTGGGATATAGGTTGATGGCGTCGGGGTGCTAACTGATGTTGGGGTTTCGTAATCGCCCACAACCGGATCGCTCCAGTCGCTCGAGTCTTCCTCGCGCACGACCAACTCGACGAACCCAGCCGGGTTGAACTGCCACGATTCGCAGCGGACGTACTTGTTTGTCCAGCCTAACTCTGCAATCGTGATCTGCCCGACATCGAACGGGCGAATCTTGTAGGCCGACATTCCCGCGCGGATCGTTGCCACCGTGCCATTGCGGCTGCGGCGCGAAAGCAGGATGGCATGACGCTGCGCCTCGTACTCGTTGGTGCAGGCTGCGAAGTCAACATCTAGCCATGCCTGCTCGCCGTCGGCGCTCACGTATGACGTGTTAATAACCGGCTGGAATTCCATCTCCTGCCAGTTCTTGTCGCCGTTTATAAACTTACCGCGCACCGAGTTATATCGCTCGTTATACGCAAACGCCGTCGTCACGCTCAGTCCGTTGTCCACCAAGTCCGACTCATCGAGCGTGAACGATGACGACTGCCACGCGCCAGCAAACATCCGCCACAGACCGCCAGAGTAGTAACACACGCCCGACATTGCGTCGGCTAGTTTGCTGATGTTGTCCTCGAAGCGATCCGTTGCACTCAAGATAACGTTGCACGTATACCGTTTCTGCGTAGCCGGGCCGGGTATGTTTACGAGTTCGTCGCAGATGTCCGCAGCGTCAGCGACCAGCACCCAGTCGATGCGGTCGGTATCCTCGCCAAGCCCGAGCCGTGTAGAAATCAGATAGTCGGCAAGGCAGAGCGCAGGGTTAGACGAATAGGTAAACGTGGACGGATCATCAAGACGCTGCGAGCCAACGCCGCCCGGCTGCGTGGAATCCAGACGCGGGTCATAGACTCGCTTGCCTTCCACGAGCGCGGTCACTTCCGGCTTGCCGGTCTTGTACACCGTCTCATCAAATTGGTACGTCAGCGCGATATAGCCAACCTCGCGGCCACGGTGGCCCGAAGTCCACTCGGTGAATGCTGTATTCAGTTTGTAGTCAGCCGTCTGCTCATTGGTTCCGCGATACGCGCGCACCCATGCTTTATTGCTCCACGCGCCGCTCGTAACCTTTCCATCGTCATCCGATCCGGTGATCGCCGTGATGGTGCCGATGGCCGTGCGATTGAAATAGATTTGGCCGATGCTGTTAAGTTCGTGTCCAGACAGCGCAAGGGCTTGATGCAGGAATTCGTTATTCGTTCCGGATACCAGCGGCGGTATGACATTCATTCCGGAAATGAGCATTTCGCCATAGATAATGCGGCGACTTTCAACCGTGCCGGAATACTCAACATCCTGTTTTGGCATTGCTGTACGCAGACGTGGCGTCAATGCCTTGCTGATTGCCGTAGTCGCTGCGAGCGTCAAAACTGTTTTGATTACGGTAGCGGCCACTTTGTTGGCGCTGAACCAAAGCGCGACGCCTTTCGCCGCCGTCATAATTGCTGCGCCCATTACCAGACCCCCATAACCGAAGCCTTCGGCAATGTCACCGGGCCATTCTGCCCAAGCGCAGCGACAGCGCGGCCCGTGCAGATGCCGAGCATCTCACGCCCTTCGTTCTCTACCAGCACGACATCGCCGCGCATTGGCCGAGTGCGCCGCATCTCGCCGAGGTACTCGCAGACCGCAGGGCTGATGCCGCCCTGCGATTCGATGTACTCGAGCGCGCTTGCCTCATCGTGATAACGCGCGGCGAGTGCTTCGGCGTGGTGCGTGTCGTGCATCGCATCGTGGACACGCGCGGCAAAGAGGCAGCAGTCATCCACGCCCCACGCAAACGCGCGGCCCTCGTGCGCCTCGATGGTTTCCCACATTTTATCGAGCCAGTCTGCGCGTTTCATTTTTTCGCCGGTTGTCCACCAGTGCCACGGCCGCTGCCGTCGGCGCCTGGAAATCCGCCGCCGTAGGCTGCGTCACGATTGCCCCACTGAGACACAAAGCCGGGAATCGCATAGGTGAGGTCGAAGAACTGATCACCGGGGAAGATCACCTGTTGATCTTCGTCCGTGTACCGCCCGATGCGCGGCTCACGCCGCAGGCGGTACTCACACGTCAACTTGATCTCTGCCACGTTCTTGGCAATGTTGAGCGACATTTGATTCATGCGCCCTTCCCAGACGACTTCCGGAGTGTCTACGAATGTCCTGTCTGTCTCGTTCAAGAATCCCAAGTAAATGACGACCGCGCGATTCTGGTAGTTCTCGGTCATCGTGGTGGACACAAGCGAGGCATCAACACCTGAAAGCGTTAGGGTTATAGCACGCGCGATAACCTCAATGCTTTCGTCAACAATGTCGATCCCGCCAAACTGCCCGATCCCGTAGAAGGTTTCGGCTGCGGCCTCAAGGGAGATATTCTCGGGCACTTCCGTTTGCAGATTGTCGCCGTCTTCCATGCGGAGCAGTCCGGCAAAGGTGATCTCCCCGACGCCATCGTGGACGCGGACGATGCCGGAGCCGAAATCCAGTTCGGCAAGTACCACCATGCAGACCGATGCTTTTTCGGCCTCTGCGGCATTGTCGCCGCTGACTATTCTGCTCACGCAATGTCCTCGATCAGTGACATCTCAACGTCGCTGATGATGCCGGGGCGGGTCGCCCACGATACCCGCTCATCTGCAAGCATAAACCGCCCCATTGGGTTGCGGAAAACCACCGGAGCATTGTCAGCCGGAGAGGTTCGCAGCGTCGGCTCGAACATGAGGTAGCCCTGTCCCGATCCGTTCGAGTTAAGGTCAGCCGTCAGCCGCTTCAGTTCGCCATTGATCTCAACCCAATCGCCCGCCAGCGCCAGGCCGTTGGTGGAAGTCGGCAGGCCGTCGATGTTCAGCCCTCCGCCCACTTGACTAGCCCCATTGACTAGCCCGCACCGGGCGACCGACCCATAGGTCAGAAACTGGAAGTCGTTAGCCGCGCGTCCCGAGATGTAGTCGTAAAACGAAACGTGGGACGACGTGCCGGACGCTGTGAAGGTTTCAACGTACTTACCAGCCTCGGTGCGGGTAGTGCCAGAGAGCAGCCCAGACGCGCCCTGCGACGTGCCAGCCATAGCCGCCGCGCGCACGTTGCCCTTGCCAGCGCCGAGCACGAAGCGCACGGCATACGGGGCGGAGGTTACCGTTGTGAGGGCGGATTGGTAAGCGTAGCGGTCACCAGTCACGCCCGTGCGGGTAAGCCGCAGCCCGAAGTGTGAGTCCGCCGACAGCGCCAACTCGGCATCGCTCGAGGCCCACCCGGTCGTGTTGGTCACGGCGGCATTGTTGGTCAGCAGTTCGGCATTGCTGAACGATCCCGCAAACGCGCCAGCCGGGTCGGAGAGGTGCAACCGGTTGGCCCGACCGCGCAGCGCGGCAATGAGGGACAGCAGCCGCCGACGCTTGGCGGCAGAGGGCGCGCGGAAGATCAGCCGACACGACCAGCGATTACCGGGCCGTGAGTACGTCCGCGTGGA